GTATGTACATTTATGCGCATAGAGTCAGAGTCCATGAATTTAGGGTAGTCCAGCTCGGGCAGACTTAGAAGGCTTGGCGCTCCTCGAAGGAGTGTGTGATAGAGCCGGTCTGTGTGATTGGATCGTGTGATGTCCATTGGGATACCCCAAACAGGGCCAAGTTCCCAAAGAATGTCCTGGCAAGCCTTTCTATCAGCATCGAGTTGCCCTTCGTATTCTAGATGCGTGGCCTTCGCCCATTTTGATTGGGATTGCATATCAAGCTCATCACCAACCACTAGAACGCGGTCGAACTTCTCTCGCTTAACTAGCTTCTGTAAAGCCTTTACTGCTGCTACTGAATGATACGGAACCTGCAAGTCTGAAACTACCAGGATGCGTTGCTTTGTCATTAGTCCTCATCTTCATCATCTTCATAATAACCACCCTGATAGGGAAGCCAGTTAGGTGATGGCAGAATGGTTGTCGGATAGGTGGCAGGTTCTAACAGAAGCGACATGGCTATATCGTCAGCGAATCCTGCTCGTTTGAGGGAAAGCCAATACTCATTCAGCCCGATTGTGTACTGATCGAGCTTTGAGTAAGTGGATAGATCGATAGTTTGTTTTCTAGCCATGATTTAAGTGTGACCTATTCCTCTGTCTTTTTCTTGGATTTCAAGCCATTTGCTGAAACGAGTCCTGTGAGTGTTCCGGTCAAGAATGTGGTCAAGGTCGTGATGAGATCAATGGCTGCCTTGTCGTTAGGAGCTTGCTCACCTAATGGTTGAGTGATAAACAGGAAGGCGTAGAGAAGGGAGAAAATAGAAAAAGCAAAGACCAAAGCAAGGATGATGCCGATGGTAACTATGAGCCTTGCGTGTAGTTCCTCAGGGGCTAGGCGTTGCTTCATTGTATCCCTCTGGAAACATGTCTTTAGTGCATTGGCTAATCGCTGTGCATTGTGGAGGATTGCACTCAGGCTTTTCCCAGTTCTCAAACTCTTGGCATGGGTATCTAACCCAACCTTGATATCCACAACTACTTAGGAGAACGCTCGCAGAGAATACGATAAATATCGTCCACGCGATCTTCGACCCTTGAAATACGGTCTGAGACACTACCGCCCCCGTTCGGCTTCAATTCGCTTAGGTAATGCTTGATGAGGAACTGCAGCATTGCAGTTACACCACCCAGCAGAGTTACCACCGCTACTGCAATAGCAGCCCAGTCCTGAGGACTCATAAGCCAAGCTCATCGGCTAACTTGTCTGCTTCGGTAGGGCTAAGCAATACCTCAAAGTGCATATCATCTGGTCGAGTCTTGTAGGTGTACCCTCCACGAAGCCCGTATTTCTTGCATAGGTTATCGAGGATGGCTCGCTGCTCTTTAGTGAATGTATTTTTCTTACCGAGTGGATGCTGGGTAGCGTTGAGATCAATCGCTGTTCCAGAGGAGTGGTTACTAAGGTTATCTGTAGTACCACGCACATTTCGATATGCGTAGCCCCACTCGTCAAAAGTTCCCTCGTCAATGGGTTCGACCAGCTTGTGAAACTCTGCTGCAAAAGCTGCGAGTAATCTTCCTGCTGTTGCGTTGCAGCGAATCTTACGGGAAGTACCGGCAATAGGGAAAGACTTAATTTTAATAGCCTCAGGGTCTTTGCTAGCCGTCCAGCCATTTTGCGACTTCTCACTCATCTACTGCAGCCTTGCTAAACGCCTCATCAACCTCTGCCTTAGATAGCTTGCCATCCTTTAGGAAGGCTCTTGCTAGATCCTGAAAGACAATGCCAACAGATAGAACTCCAGCAATAGCAGCTGCAGTCCATGTGTCTATGCCAAAGATGGAGGCTGATCCGATTGTTCCTAGTGCATCTAGGACGAATACAGCAATGATGCGGAAGATGATGTCTTTAAGCAAGGAGAAGGCTCGCTTCCTCAGCGGTGATTCCTAGTTTGGTTAATAGTGCTGCCTTAGCAGTTGCCTTAGCGGCTGCCTCTGCTTCACGCTCTGCTTCTGCCGCTGCGTATGCTGCCGCTTCTGCCTCGCGCTGCGCTACTTCTTCATCTGTGAGTTCAATTTCAAGAACCTCACCAGTAGTGCAATTTACTTCGATTCGTGTTGGGTTAGGCATTTTTGACTCCATATAGGTAGAAGGATGATCCGGCTGCAAAAGTTGTTCCTTTTACTGCAAGTGAAGTGATGGCGGCAGTATCTCTATAAAGTCCGGCTCTTGCGTTTAGGTATGTAGTGGTAGCGTTATTTTCTGATGCCTCAAAACCGCTTAAAACCTTGGCAGTTGAACCAGCATAATTTGGTATATAGTATTCATTGTTAGAAAAAGTGTTAGATGTCGCAGCGTTTGCAGTTGTCGAGTTATTGAAAATCCATGGAGCGGCATTTGAGGATTGCGAAGAGGAAGCGGATGCTCCGTTGCCAGTTAAAACTGTTCTTGAGTAATATGTATTTACTGCCCCCTCGTCTCCATTTACAACAAGGTTGCATGTAACAACTTCTCCAGCTCCTAATGTGCTTCTAAGGCTTACCCTCAAAACCAAGTCTGTCCAAGTGCTAGGAATAGCAGTAAAGGTATAAGAAGCAGCTGATGATGCAAGAGTCTCGCCCTTGATGAGTTCGTAGGTAGTTGCCATTATGCAGCCTTTATTCCATAGAGGGTTGCGGTTGTTCCAGCGACAAAAGTATTGCCGCTAAAATTAGACAAAGTGATAGTGCTGATAGCAGAGGTTGAACGATAAAGGCTTACTATTGAATATGTATTACCTGAACCGTTTGCATCTTCAGATGTTGTTATCAAGAATGTTTTATTAGTTGAAGCAGTATAAGAAAAAAAGTCTAAAGTATTAAAAGTCCATTGAGAAGCTGTATTATAACCAAGAATAGTTTCGCTTGTATTTGAACCTCTACTGCTTTGTGCAGCTGAACCATTTCCTCGAATTTGAGTTAATGAATAATTTGTTCCAGAATCAGAATTTAACCTAACAATTGGGTTATCTGCTGATGTATTTTTCAATACAAAAACCAAACGAAGGTCTGTGTAAGTGCTAGGGATTGAACTCAAAGTGATTGAAGATGCAGCACTACCTAAAGTTGTACTGGCAATTGGTTGATATGTTGCTCCGGCTGCCATGATTACCCCTTAATTCCGTATAGCGCAAACTGAGTTCCTGCATAGAATGTTGCACCACCACCAGCGTTTATTTCGATGCTGGTAATTGCCGAAGTGTTAGACCATAAAGCAGAACTTAACTTAATTATTCCAGAGCCATTTGCATCGTATCCATTAAAAGATCTAACAGTTTTGTTTTTAGAAGTTGAAGCATAATCGTGAATATCTAAAATATAAGCATTATCCTGACCGCCAAGTCCACCGCCACCGCCGCCTACAAGTGATCCATATGATCCGAAATAAGAATTACCTGTAGAACCTCCTGCTGTAGCAGATGACCCGTTGCCATTTAAGTAATGCTCACCATAAGCAGTGCCACCGCTTGAATTGAAAGTAATTAAAGGACCGCCATTAGAGTTTCCTCTAATGCGAAGGTGGAGATGCTTGAAGGTACTAGGTATGCCAGAGAAACTTATGGTTTGAGTATTGGTGCCTAAAAGGTTGGAAGCAATAGACTCAAAAGAACCGCCGCCTCCACCGCCGCCGTTACCTAGAAGCCCTGTTAGACCTGCGAGCATTAAGCCACGCTACCTAGTACAACCCAAGAGTTAGCAGCTAGTTTCACGCATACGGCAGTCTTGTAACGGGCAAGGACTGGAGATCCAATAACTGCACCGGCACTCACCACAGTTGTGGTTGCTGGGGTTGTTGCGGTCAAAGTTGTGACTCCTGCGCCCTTCATGTAAACAGTTATAGCCGTGCCTACTGGGAAGTTGTATGTGGCATCAGTTGGGATGTAAAAGGTATTGGCAGAAGCGTTGTCCATAGTGACCAAGACTTGATACTGGTCAGTAGATACAGCTGTGTATGTTGTGCCTGTCTGTGCGTTGAGTGTGAACGCGACCAAGCCATTCATCTCGCTGGCGTTAAGCACATCACCAGCAACGAACGGGAATCCTGTAGGCATTTATATCTCCTTAATAACTCAACACAGAAGTGTCTAGTTTACCATATATAGTGTTATCCAGAATGAACCCATCAAGAATGGGCTCAAAGGTGGCGAAAGTGGTTCGCCAAGTATTAGGTGTGATTTCGTGGGCTATGCCCTGCACTTCTAGCAGCTGAGTAATCTCAGAGCCAGCTGGCTGAATGTTGGTTATCTGAACCGGAGCAAAGTAGTCCAGAGTCAATGCAGCGATAATGCCGTCATGGTAGTCCGGTGTGGTCAAGTCAAGGGTGATGGCATCTATGCGGATGCTTGTGTCCTTACGGGAAGCACGAAAGAGCGAGCGAGGTCTAGAGCCTCTGCCTCGGTCTGCATCAAGAGATCGCCACGAACCTTGCTGTGAATGAAGTAGGTGTTGATGGAGTCTTGGTTAAAGGCGTTTTGAGTAGTCAAGCCAAGAGGGGTGAAGCTGGCATCGTTATAGATCAGCTTATCGTCAAAGGCGAAGCGAATGTCTGCGTAGTTCATCCCTGTGCCAGTTTGGTTGAATACTGTTGGAGTGCCACCGATTGCACCGATAGTGCTTTCACGGTTGAGGTATGTTGCATCACCGTTGGGAGCCATGTAGAACGCCCCGAATTCTGAGAACTCAACATTGCGGATAGCCTCAAGAGCTGGTCGTGTAGCCGTAGGCTCAGCCTGTAGGGTCGTGTTGCCTATCTCGATGTTACGCATAGAGGTTGGAAAGCCAGCCTCAGTAAGGATGCGCTCAATACGAGTGCCAGAGTCCTGCCCTGCTCCCGAGTCTGGAACTGTTGTGATGTTTGCATTGTTGAATAGGCGGAAAGCATCCACGCACTCAATATCTACATAGCCCACTTCTTGCCCTGTTGGGTAGGTGTACTTGTAGGCTGTTGTGTAGTAAAAGCCGATTGGGTAGGTAGTGCCTGAGTAAGTCGCTGAGAGCAGAACCTTGCGTAGCGGCAGGAGATACCCGTATAGGTCACTAGAGGTGTTCTGAGGGTTGAACTGCCCGTCTGGGTCTAATAGCCTTACTGTGGCTGTTCCTGCCTCGTACTGGTCTGTAATGAGGTTTCTAGACCGTCCTGCGGTTACTCGTAGAGTCTGAGCAGAGAAGTCAATGATTGGCGATACAGAGTCAAAGAGGCAGTTGTAATCTAATTGCCCATAGGTAGGGTCATCTAGAACAAGCGCAGTACCAGTACCAGCTCCAGAGGAGAAGTCAATGACTACCTTGAGGGTGATTGGATAGGTCACGCGTTAGGTCTCCAAGGAGCTGAGCCTGATTGAGCCGCTGTATTTTGTGCATCTACAACTGCGTTCTGGAAAGCCTGACCATCTAACTTAATGGTGATGTTATTTGCTGAGGTTGAGTTTCCAGCTATCTTGGCATCTACTCTTGCTTGAGCTTCTTGGATTGCAGCCATGCGTGCTTGAATATCAGAGACTTGGTTGCCAGCAATTTTATTTTGTACGCTAGTAGTGGCAGTTGATATGACTGCCATGCGTGCTTGTATGTCTGCTATTTGAGCAATGGCGTTAGCTTGTGCCTCAGCAGCACTAGCCGCCATCTTTGCATTTATGCGATCTTGCAGGTTCATAATTACATTCATGCGGTTCTGGATTGAAGCAATAAGGTTTTCCTGACGGGCTGCCTCATCCTCTGCAGCCTTCTTGCGAGCGGCATCAAGCTTGGCAATATAGGAAAGAGCAAGCTCGCCGTTCTCGTTCTCAATAGCTTGGAGAGCCAAAAGGCGCAGTTCTTCATCCTTAGAGATTTTACCCTTGAGGGCTGCAGCCAAGTTAATCTTTGTAATATCAAAGTTAGCCTGAGCCTTGGCAAGAGCAGCTTTTGCTTTTTCAAGAGCTAATTGCTTCTTCTTTTCAGCGGTTGCCTGCGCCGCAAGTTTCGCTAATTCTCTAGC